ACGAGTGAAAGCTCTACTAGATCATAGTCTTTAATAACACGAATTTTGGCATCCATCTTTTCGTCGTAGCCATCGTCCCAGTCATTCATCTTCCCGCCAATAGAAAAACCAGAAAGGGTGCCATCTATAACCTTTTCCCAAGTGTCCTGTGCACCCTTTGATACGTAAGCGGATACATAGACACCGCTATAAAACTTTTTTGACTCTGGATCAAAGTACTTGTCTTCTTTAAAGTTAACCATTTTACCGACTGCTGCAGGTTGGTGCATCTCACGGATGTTACCACGGAATTTTTCGAATGCCTTAACTGAAGCCTCCTGTGTAACAATGTCCATCTGCTTGTCTACATTGTCAAGGGTAGCGAAACCAGAGACGATACGCCTCTCTTCATCAACTTTACTGAAGGGCATCGAAAGACGAACGCTGTCGCCTTCCGTATCCCAATGCGCTTTAAACATAGTCATACTATCCTAATTATAGCACCTTTTTGTAAATGTTTACAAAATTGTTACTATTGGCTAGCTCGGCCTTCGCCTTGAGCATTTCTACCAGATACCGTGCCTGGACCGTCAGATTGATTGTTTGATCTTTCTGTGTCTCTTTCACGGTTGTCTGAGGCATTTGCCCTTGCATCTGTAGCCTGTCTTGAGGTCATTTGAAAGGGTGTGTCGCCATCTTGTCTTTGTGGCAAGCCAAGTACTTCTCTAGCTTCATTGGGGAGCATAATCTGATGCTTGACGTAACGCTCAAGAATTTGTGACTGAGCGATTTCGTCAGTAAGTGTTAGTTCGTTAAACTTAAAGTCTAAAAGATCGGTTTGCTCTCTTACGATCTTGTTCATAATCTTTTCAAGAGTTTTCTGTGCTGGTCTTGCTACCTGCTCTTTGAATGTTCTGTCTTGTGCCAAAGCTGCTGCAATATTTGAACTATCTGCCCCGCCAATTTTGGACAAAGGTACTTGGTGAGCCATAAGAACGTTGTCCCTGTTTTGTTTTGTGTACTCACGGAAGGATGCCTCCTGTACGCCGTTTTCAATTGGCTCCATATTAAACTCAACTTTGTTTGTGTCTGAGTCTCCAGGAAGCGGAATGTAAAGAGTTCTGTGCGACTGACCTTTAAGATTGGTCTGCAAAAATCTAAACATCTTGTCTTCAGCATCGGCTGATAGTTTTGCACCTTTGAGGGTCACAACATAACGAGGAACCGCCTTGTTGCTGAAATAATCAATGTTGTACTGAGATGCTAATTGATCTCCGTGTACTGAGGTGATGGCAGACATAATATCGGGAATACCATAAAAAGTATTAAGAGGAGAGTATTCTTTGTAGTGAATAATTTCGTTGGGTCTTGCATCAGTGGTGATGGGGTTTTGATTCTTTGCCCCGAAGTTTCTAAAGTAAACAACCTTTTGTCCAATAATCTGTACATAGCCATCACGTAATCTACGCACACGCATTGTGGTGGCTGGGATGTGACCAAGATATCCAATCTCACCATTGACAGTGCGACCTACCTCGAGGTAGCCGTTTCCTGTAGCTTGTACATCAGTGTAGAACTTCATCATTGTGTTAGTGAAAGAATCGTCATCATTAAGATTTTCAATCCACTCACGCATCTGAATCTTTAGTCTTTCGATGCGATTTCTTGCTCGATCTACAGCAGCTCTATCTTGATTTGTTTCCATTCTAAGCATTGTGCTTTTAGCAATTTCAAAGTCGTATCCTAGGCCAACAATGTTTTCTACCTTGGCATCAATGGCTGCGTGGTTGGCAAAAGATGTATCGTAGTAATTAGCAAGCTCGTAAAGATTCCAGGGTGGAGTAATAACATCGAACATTCCATAACCATTACGAAAAACTGTTCCTGGATTAATCTCTTTTGACTTTGCGCCGTCACGACCAGAGGAGGTGGCTAGAGCACTATCGAGGTAGGCCTCCGATGGTTCTGCGTTCTTAGCAATTCTTGTTGCTCTACGCTTAAAGTTTGAGTCTAGACCACTGAAACTTTTAATGTCGTCCCAAGACTTAACAAATGGATCTTGCCTTTTAAAGATATCCTCTTGTTGTTCGAATTCGTCAATGCGAGCACCGACGGTCCATTCCTGACTCACTATCCTTCATCACCCCATTGATTAAGTGTTTTCTTGGCTGCAATAACTGCACCAAGATCATTTAGATTTGGCAAAAGTCCTTGAGACATTCTGTCTACTTGCTCGCTGTGCTCTTCTTCGGAAATCTTACGCATGTTGGGGTAGAAGACAGCTTTGCCATCTGCCTGCCCCCAATATTTTGCTGCATCTTTTAATTGGTTAATCCTGGTTTCGTCATTTCGCATTGACTCGATAGACAGGGCGTTTCCCTCTCCATCTGTAAAAGCTTTACCGTTAGCCTTGTGCCATACATATGTACCAAAGTTAGAGAAGTTTTCTTCTACCACCTGTACCTTTGTGTCACCAACTTGACCAGGAAAACGAGGTTTACGACTATTCATAACCACAATTATACCATATTATACAGCAGTAACGGTATTTTGTGACCATCTATTATTACGATAGATATTATACTCGTAGTCTCTAACTGTTAAATTGTTATCACTTTCTGCCACAATTCTATTAGTACCCGTGTAAACTTGATATATTGTTTCTCCATCTAATTCTTCTCTCAATATAGCAGATCTAAACAACAGACCTCTCCACGAAAAGCCTTCATTGTCTACATCGTTGACCACTTCTCCAGCAACTACTTCTTTACCAGCCCAATATCCCCAATCTAAATCATTGCCAAGTGTGTTACGAACTGAGAACCACTGTCTAAATCCAAACCTTTCGTCATCGTCTCTAATTGTTGTTTGATAATAAGTAATGTTGTCAAATCTAATTGGACTTGTAACTCTGAAAGATCCTACCCTACCGCTGACATTTAAGAAGTCAGGGAATGAGATTCCGATTACTGACCAGGTTCTTGGATATAGCACTGGTCTTTTAACTGGCTTGCCGTTGTTAAAGAAAACAATGGCTGACTGAATTCTGTTGGTTGAAGGATTAACTGCATAGATCTGTCCTCTTTGATTTGTCGTGCTGTCCCCCAAGAGATAGAAGTCAATTCTGCCATCAGCAGTGTCAAGCTCGAATATCTTTGTGGGAATGTCTGGCATGGTGTCTTCGTCATAACGCAAGAACATTTGCATAGATCCGATCTTAAAGAAACTAGCTGCGTTTGAGTTTACTGGCATTGTTAAAAGGTCTGGGCTGGTATTTTTGTATTCCCCCAACATTTGCATACCAGTGTTTGCAGTCTGATACAGGTATGGAGAGCTGCCCTTATCCATTACGAAAGGTGGGACCCTTCGGTAACTAAAATATCTTCCAGCCTTGGTGGCGGGGAAAATCGGAGTGCCAAATCTAGTACCAATTTTTTTAGCCTGATCATTAAAGGATTGAGAAGACAATTGCAAATATCTAATTTTCATTGGGTTAGATCTGATACCCTCTACATCTATATCTAGGTGTACATTAATTGATAATCTTTCAAAGTCAATATTTTTAGGGGGATAAATAATTGTGCCATCAACAACTTCATATTTTGTAGTTAACCATTCTGTTCCTGGCTCAACTATTCTATTACGATTCAGCTTTTTGATAGAAGTAAAGGCAGAGGTCACAGCGTTGGCACCACCCTCTAAATATTGAAAAGAAACATAGGCTTTTAATAGAGATCCATTTGTATTATACTCTTCACCGTTAAATGTTTCCATTCTGGGATACCCCAGGTTAAGTTGCAAAAAGGAAAGAATTCTTTGTGTGTTTCCAAGAGCATCTGGCATGTCTTTTGCAAAATAGGATAGGGGAATATAGTCTTCCCAATATGAGTTAGTTTCGATATCAAGGTAGAAGTTATCGAGCTGTCTCTTAGGCAAAAGAGTGTATGTAGCTGTGTGCTCTTCTGTACCAATGGTAACAAAGTCGTATGGGCTTCCTCCGTCTAGCACTAGTGACCAATAAGCTTCGTCATTGCCAAAATAATCTGCACCTGCATCATAAGTACCGCCGCCAAAAAGATCAAATACGTTTTCGTAGTCTACTGGCACACCGTAGTCTGTAAAAAAGTGCTGAATCTTTCTGAGATTTCTGCCATTGGAAAATGCAAATCTTCTAATTTTGCCTTGGAAGGTATTTGTAAATTCTTTTGTACCACCCACAAAAAGCTTTACATTTTGAGGGGTACCGAAAAAGTTTGCAATTTCCTGACCACGATCTCTAGTAAACCTATCGATATCTATTCCGACAAGAAATCTGTCTCCTGCTTTTTGACCTCTTGACTTATAGAAAATATCTTCTTTCATAGAGCCATTTGGCTGAATTGTGTAAAAAGCGTAAACAATTACATTTTCTGTAATACCGTCAAAGTCTTCTTGCTGCAAGGATACCTCGACATAATTAGAAGTGGTGTCATTGGTTACCTTAATTAATGTTTGCTTAGTTGCAAGATCTACAGATGTTTCAAAAATACCGTAGAAAGCTTTTACGTTTTCATTAATAAAGTTTAAGCTATTAAAGTATATGTATCCGTCTAGCTCTACCTGGGTAGTAATTCCTCCAAGATATTTGTTTGGTGTAAGACTTATAAAGGTGTCATTTTCATCGATGTTGGCTTGGGAAAGCCTAGCTAGCCAAGACTCTTCACTAATTGTTCTGTGCTTAACTGTAGGCAATAAATGATCTGGGGGCATTAAGGCATCATCTTCTTGTACAACATTCTCTAAAATCCCGTTAGACCAGCCGCTAGAGCCTGGGAAGGTGTAGTTTTTAGTATACTCAGCAAAGGGGTAGTCGATTACGACAGCATTAGTTGTATCAATGCCCTTAATCGATGTTGGTACTTCTACAGCCTGACCATATGCCCATCTTCTTTTAGCCACAATGTTGGCAGTTTCATATGGATAAATTGCCACACAGTCAACCATAACCTTGGGAATATCATCATAGGCGTAGAAGCCAAGCCAGTCTTGATCCTTCCCTGCCTCTGAAAACTCTTCGGGGAAAAAATAATTAATCGACTCAATATCTAAAGATATTACTTCTTCTCCATTGATAATTAGACTTGCTGCTTTATTAGACAGCCTAATGTCAACAAGCATTGGCCTCTCCCATTCTCTAACAAAGTGAGATCCTACCTGATTTCCTACTTTAAGTTTAAGGAATGGTCCATCTGCATATAGCCCATCATTAGAAGATAGGGGCCCAAATATTTTTCTAATAGTTGTAGAATTAGATTGAATCTTAATCCAGAATTCTGCAGTGTAAGCTCTGCCCTGTCCTCTTCTGTTCATAAAGCCAAAGCCTGGAATTATTAAGGATGGGGAGTTATCTTTTGGCGTTAGCTCTGTACAGTTTGCAGAACCATACACCATTGGCATACCCGCATTTCTGGCTACTAGCTTGTTTTGATCTGCAATGTAGTATCCTGCGTTACCAGCAAGGCCATAAGCTTGTGCCGCCAGTCCTTTGGTTGCTAGAACATCAATTGTGTTTGGAACATCAATTAGGCTTGCCCCAAAAGAATCTAGCAAAAACTCTTCTGACCACTGTCCAGCGGTAAGGCCATTGATTACGAACTCATACGGAGCACCCTCGTCAATATAGTAGACTTCGATGATTAGCTCTAGGTTAGAAAAGTTGTTTGGTAGCTCGAAAGTCTCTGATGCTGACACCCAGGCCAATGTTGTACTTGTTGTGGCTGCTTTAATTACTTCATACACTTGCGAATCATCTGGATTGGTATATCGGTATCCAATTCTGAAGTCAATAATCTTAGAGTAAGAGTATAGATACATATTAAAGGCAAAAGTCTTGATGTCTGAGGAAACATCGGCGGGATTTAACTGAAAAGGACTAGTAAATGTGACAAGTCCATTGTTTGCTGCATCTGCAATAATACCGTTTTGATTTACAGAAGGCAGTGGTGCAGTTGGAGGGGCAAGAGTAAATACATTTTCATCTGTAGCATCTACAACACTAGTAACACCAGTAGATGTCCAATTACTAAGGTCTTGATCTGATTCAGACAGAAAAGAAATATAGTTAGCGGTATCGTCTAATGCCCAAACTGCTAGTGGTTGCTCTGCAAAAACTTTCGTGGCATAGAGGTTAAGTGGATTGACCATATATATAATTTTATCACAGTTAAAACTATATTAGGCCTGAGCTTCTGTCCATGTTAGCT